CAACATAAAACAAATTTATCTGGATTGATTATTGTTCTTAAATTATTTTCTGACAAAACTAATTCAGGAATATTTTCTGCTATTTTATCAAAAATAGTAACATTTGAATCAATTACAGCAGATAATCTATGAAAACCATTCATCAATTCTCCTTTTATGCTAAAACCAATAGGAGAATCAATAGAACCTTTTTTCCAATTGCCCGTTTTCATCAATTCAGAATATTGTTCTATTTTCTTATTGTCTTTTATGTGATCTTTATACAAAGGCATATACAAATTGTTGATTTTTGATTTTGCAAATTCAGGGGTTATTTCAAAATCAACAATTTTAATCATGTTGTTCTTCTCAATCTTAACCGTGCTGAAGAAAGAGCAGCGGGAGTCCACGGCACTCCAGTTTCAGGATTCAATGGATGAATTGTTTTGAAATATGCATATGTATCAAGTATTGAGTGATCCCCATCACTTGACATTGAGCTTCCTGCAACCATAGCGGGTTGAATTATTACTGTTCCTGCTTCCTCTTTTCTTGCAACAATAACAGACATAACAGCAGCGATTTGACCAACTGAAGCATCTGGATTTTCAAATTCAAAATCAGACGTAACAGGAACAGAATCACCTGCGATAATGTATGATGAATCTTCATCATTTGTTCCATTGATTGCTTGCACAGGAGAAGCTGCGCCTGTATATCCCCATTCAGCAGTTGTTGTATTTTCAGTTAGATCAAGAGTTATTACTTTTCTATCGCCTAAAAATGTATTATTTTGTGAACCAAGAGTGTCCCATATGAATAAATCATCCATATATTGAATGTTGCTAGAGGTCACTGTTCCCGGACTAAATCTTAAAGCAGGAGTGTTTTCTGCGCCTGCGTCACATGTGTCTATTCCAGATACACTAAATAATTGCACGCCATTAAGTCTACATTCAACAGAACCAACAGTATTGCTTAATGTTGTTCTAAACTCAAGATGATTCCATGCGCCAAATATAAAAGCATTTGATGCAGATAAAGCTAAATTTGTTGCTGCCCAATTTCCTCTTGACGCACCTATTTGAGCAGATGTAGTAAGGTAATATGTAACATGACTTGATGCACCAAATGAACCACCAGCATTTGCAATTTCAACTAGATTTCTTGTGCCTGACAAACCACCTGAATCAATCCAAAGAGCAAAACCACAGCCAATAGTTTGTTTTGCATTACCAAGTGCATAAGTCAAAAGGCCAGAACTATTTGCACCTCTTAATGAATATGCACCATTTCTTGATCTTGTAGTTGTTAGTTGTAAATTTGTAGCTGTAACGTATAGTGTGTTTAAATTTGCAACATTGCCATCATAATGATCAAAACCATCCATCCACAATAAGGCCATTTTTAATTCCTCAACACATTGGTACTTCAACAAAAGTTAAATCGCTGTATCCTGCTATACCATAGCTTTGAGCAATACCATCAAATGAATCATCACTTTCAAAGCGAACTGGAACATCATACAAATAACCACATGCTATAGTATTGCCTAAGCTTGGGGGATCATCAAAAGTTATCATTCCAGTTAATCTATCAACTGTAAATCCGGAAAATATTTCAGCGCCACCAACAGAAAGTCTAACAGTATTCAAAATAGGTAATGTTATTTTTCTGGCGTGGGCAAATACACCAACTTGATATGTTTTTATAATTTGAAAATTTATCCTTGATCCGTCTGCAACTCCAATAACTTGATCAGTTGGAGTAACATTTGGAACCATAGATGGTTTTAAAAGTGAATGACTAGAAAAGTCCATTGGATTGCGAAATGGAAAAGTATAAACCGGCCCAGCAGTGACCATCCAATGAGCAAGAATTGATTCATAAACTTCCATAGTGCGTATTGCTTGCGGTATCATAAACCTGTGCAATGGCTGCGACCATCTTTGATTTGCAGCTTCTCCACCAGAATCAGTTATAATTAAGTCAGTTGACCACCGTGGTGAAGCTATTACAGGATATGAAGGAACTCTCCTGTCTAAATATATGTCACGAAAACGACTCATGAATTAAGCCCACGTTTTGCAGTTTTCATAATTTGACGCTGAGATAATCTAAATGAATCAGCATCGCTTGTTGTTATATTAAATACCTGTGTCATAACAGCAGGTTGTTTTGCATCAGAAGTTCCAGATGCTTGCTGCGCTCTGCTTTGTGTGTTATCAATTCCATTGCGCATTTTTTCAAGATTTCCAACTCCGATGCGTTTTGTTGATTCTGCATCAAATACAAATTCTTTTCCATGCACAACTCCAGCCACATCATTTGTTCCCATGTTGCCTGTGTAGCCACCTTTTTTAAATCCTCCTTTTGCCAGAGCAATTGCAGCTATAACAGCAGCTAAACCAATTGCTGCAGCAGTACCAAAAGAACCAATAGATGCCACAGTGGCAGCAGGAGTCCAAGCGGCTGTTGTTGTTGCAGCAGCAGCAGTTTGTGTAGCAGTAGTGGCCGCTGTTGCTGCAGTAGCAGCTGAAGCAGTTGTGGCAATTGCTGCAGTTTGAGCAGCGGTTACAGTTGCCACGGATGCTGTTTTTGCGCTTGTAACAGCAGTTATGCCTGCAATTTCAAGAGCGCTATTTACTGCATATCTTGCGCCAAGTTCAATTAATGCACTCAAAACATTTTCAAGTATTGAAGCACCAACTTTTTTCATTGCATCTTCAAAATTTTCAGACCACAGAATTGATTGTGCAGATGCATCTGCAAATCCTTGTGTCATTTCCTCAAGAGCACCCCTCAAAGATGCGTAAACTTGTGAAGAAACATCCTTAGCCATATCTGCATAATCATCAAGAGCTGCCCTTGCTCCAAGTGTCCAGCTTTGCTGTGCTTGATCAAGCTGATCATAATAATCTTGTTGCATTACAAGACGATCTGCAAGAGCAGATTCAATTATTTTTGTTTCTTCTTCATAAACAGAATCATTAATATCACCAGAATTTCTTTGTGATAATAGGCTTTCCTTTTTCCTTGCAAACTCTTGTTCTAATGTAATGCGTTCTTGAATGCGTTGTGATTGCTCACCACCTAAACCAAGAGTTGCAAGTTGTATTTTATAATTTTCTTTTGCAATTCTAAGCTCATCATTCATGCTACCTTGGTAGCTTGCAATTTTTCTCAAATCTTTTTCAACTTTTGCCAATTCTTTTTTGGCATCAACTTCAGCAGCAAGAGCAATCAAATTAGTTTTTTGTTCTGATTTGATGCCATTCAACCTGCCATTTTGAATATCAAACAAAAGTTTTTCAGAAAAAGTTAACTCTTCAACTTTTTTAATTTGATTTTGAAGACTTTCAATGTATGATTTATATTTATTATCAATGATTTTTTGACGTGATATTTGATCATTGTCTTCTTTTTTTGTAATTTCTTTTGATTTATTCAAAAGATCATTGGCAGCAGCTTGTTCAAGAATCTTTTTGCCAATTTCACTAGTCTGGCTTATTTTATTTTTCTGTAAAAAGATTATTGCCTCTTCTTTTTCAGAAAGATTTTGCAATTTTGTATTCTGTTTATCAAGAGTCTCAAGATATTTTTGAGCATCTGCAACGCCATTGAATCTGCTGCCAGATTGCGCTTTTTGCAATTTGCCAAGAGAAGATGTGAGTGCTTTTATCTGCCTATCTGTTTCTTCAAGATTTTCTTGAGTGACTTGATTTGTGCCAATTTGAGGCACATCACTGTTGAGAATGTTTTCCATTCTCTCATATTCTTTTTCTGCAGCTTCTATCTTTTTGGTTATTTCATCAATACCTTTTCCAATTTCATCAAAAGATGCAGTGTCAACATTGATTTTCAAATCATTTGCAAGAATAGATCTTGCAAGAGTTTTTATTTTTTCATCTGCTTTAGCTGAAGCTACAGCTGCTGCATCAAAAGAATTCTCAGCGCTTTCGCCAAAATCAATAAATGCAGTGGCTGCAAGACCAAGTGTTACAATTAAACCAACTGGTCCACCAAGTATAGCAAGCAATCCACGGCCAGCTGCAGCGACTTTTGTTAATGCAACTGCACCAAGCGCACTAGCAGATGTCATTGAAACCATAGCTGCACTTCTTGCACCAGTAGCAGCAACTACAGCAGTTTCAGCTGTTGTTAAATTGACAGTTGCAATCCTTCTTGCTTCTAATGCAGCTATAACTTTTGCAGAATTAGCAGCAGAAGTAGCTGCTAATGTTGTTTCTGCAACTTGCAATTGTTTAATTATTGCAACTTCAGCAAGACGCAGCTCTGCCATCCGTGCTACTGATTGTTGACGCCCAATATCAGTGATTTGAGCGTTGTGCCTTGTTTGTTCAAGTGCCAATTCTGCAGCTAATGCTTGCTGTGTTGATCTCAGCCTGTTTAATTCAGAAATTTGTATAGCTTTTGATGCTGCAGTTTCTGCATTTGCTGCAGATACAGCTGCAACTGCTCTTTGTTGCTCAGCTTTAACAACTGCAAGAGTAGACAAAGCTGATTTTTCATCAGCAAGAGATTTTTGAGCGACAGAAGCAGCTGCTAATTTTGAAGCTGCAGAAGTTGCTTGCATTGATTTTATCAAATTAACAATTGAACTTGCAGCTTTACCACCTGCAACTGCAAGTGCAACTGTTAGTGCTTTTTCAACTAATTCTGAATTCTTTGCAAGTCCATCCATTGCGCCTGAAATGCCAATTAATGCATTTGCAACACCAGCTGATGCTCCAAGTGATTTGTCCATTGCTCCAACAAGTTGGATAAATGAATTGTTTGCAGTTGTTAATGCACTGCTTATTGTTGGAGCTAATTTTGAAAAACTTTCTGAGATTACTTTATCTTGTTTTTGTATTGCCTTAATAACAACATCAGAAGTCAACTTGCCATCATTTGCAAGCTCACGCAATTTTCCAATTGTCACTCCCATTCCATCAGCAATAGCTCTTGCCAATGCAGGAGTTTGTTCCATTACAGAGTTGAATTCTTCACCACGTAGAACACCAGATGCAAAAGCTTGTCCCAATTGCTGTAATGCTGCTTGAGAGCTTGCTGCGCTAGCACCGCTAATTGCAAGAGTTTTACTTATTGTTGAAACAATACCAACAATGTCTTCAGAATTTAACTTTAGTTCTTCTGCGCTTGTTGCAATACGCTGATATAATTCTGCTGTTTCAGACAGTGGTGCTCTTGCTTCTTGCGCTATTTTAAACACATCTTGCTGCGCTTTTGCAAGACTTTCAGATGAATCAGTAACAAGTTTTAAACGATTTGTCAAATTTGTCCATTCATCTGCAGCTTGACCAATTTCCTGTATGCTTAAAAATGCAGCAATTGAACCAGCAATATTGCCAAAAGAATTTCCAAAAGTGCTGAAAATTTTATTTGAATTTTCAAATTCATTGTTTAATTTTTCAGTGACTTTTGTTGCAGTATTTGCAGATTGAGAATATTTATCAATATTGCTTTTTGTGGCAGCTATTGACTTTCCAACTATGCTTACAGATTGAGAAACTTGTGGGGCATTTTTCCCAATGCTTGAAATATTTTTAGAAGCAGATTGGCTTGTTTTAGAAATGCTATTAAATTCCGTGGATGCTGATTTAGCAGCTCCAGAAACAGATTTGATGGGATCAGCTGCCCTTCTAGTTTCAGCGGTGATTTTCTTTGTTTGATCCTCAACGCTTTTACCAACAGCAGCCAACCTATCAAGAGATATTACAGCGTGGTCTGATTGCGAACTATCAATGACTATGCTTAGTCTCGCAACTTTTTCTTCAACTGCCATAATTACCTCTTCTGTATTTCATCTAAAGCAGCCAATTCCATTATGCCAATATCATCTATGATACTAAGTCTCTTGTCTGCTTCAACACAAAAGATTTCAAACATCATTGGCAAAACATTATAATCTATAGCAAAAATTCCATTTGGTCCAGAACGCCACTGGTTACAAATTCTTGCGAAGATTTTCATAACCAGTTCATTGTCCAAAAAAAATTCGCATACTTCATCATCTGTGAAATCTTCTTTGGTTAAGCCTAATGCTGCCAGTTCTTCAGGATTGCGTTCAGTCTTTTTCTTGAAAAAAAACCTGGCAACATCTTCTAGTTTTTTGTTCTTGCTTTTGCATACTCTTCATTGTATACATTGAAAACATTCAAGCAAAGCCCATGATAATTTTCCAAAAGGATTTCAACATTTGCCTTGGAAAATGGGGCATCAATTCCTTCCCAATCTTTTACAAGATCCATGAAGATTTCAACATCAGTTTTATCTTCAAGATTGCCAACAAAAGCAAGGTATTGTTCCTTTGGTCTGTGGATAAACTGCATTTTAACTTTTGTTTTTTTCTTTTCACCAGGAACACTTACTTCAACATCAGCCCAGAATGTCGGATTTAAAGCAATTTTAAGCATGGTCATTCTCTTTTTATGCGCCCCTTGCGAGGCGCGTTATTGTATTAAGAAGCGTAACGAGTAGTGTCAGCAACAAAAGACAGCGTTGCTTGCAGACGCATGATCTCATTACGAGTGAGCGAAGGTGTTTTGTTGATTGTTACATAAGCATTGTAGAAAATAATGGCGCCAGAAGGCAACCGAACACGGATTGCCCGTGGTAGGCGATCTTCATCAGCAGCAACCATCAAATCATACCATGGCAACGTTTGGTCATCACCAATTAACAGTACAATTGATTCTGCTGATTTAACAGTTGGCAATTGGCGCTCTTTTGAATCTTCCAAGAAACCATAGCTTGCAAATTGTTGCTCACCACCTTGTGAAGTAGATTCGAGAATCTGAGTGATTTGAGTCCAAGCAGTTACTTCGCGCGCAGTACCAACACCACCACCAGCAGGATATTTTGCAGTGTCAGATGAATTGAAACTTTCAAGATCAAAGGCATCAGCAACAGAATCATCAACACGCAGAATTCGCTGATCTAGTTGTGACCAACCAGAGCGAATTTCAAGAATGTCACCATCTGCCAAACCATGCGCAACAGAAGTTACAAGTGCAGGATTGGCATTTGAAATAGCAGTCAGAGGAACAGCAGTTCCATATGATGCTGCCATGGAAATAATAGAACCATTGGGCAATGATACGCTCATTGTTTTCTCCTATTGAATTAAATCAACTCGATATGTTACTAAAACTGGAACGCAATAATTGCGATCTGTTGTCCTTGCTGCCAAAATTGAAGGTGGTTCAATGATATTAATATTCAAAGAACCAGAAACAATTGTTGAATCACAGGGAAATAAATCAGCGACACTTTGGGCCATAGCTTGTGCATCACCAGAACCAAATCCTTTTTTCCATATCACTATAATTTGGAAAATTCCACTATAGCAATTATGCGTTCCATCCAAAGCCTCAGTGTAGTTTTCACTTGGAATCAGATGACACTCCAAG